CCTGCCGCATCCACGATTTCAATGGTTGCTCGATTACCCATCGTCTCTGTGCCTTTCCTGTACAATGTTGAGTGCTTTGTGAATGTTAGACATGGCCGTGCGAACCTCGTCCCATGCTCCATCGCCCAACGAGAACCAACTCCCGTCCCGACCACATTCAAGCGCGTCCCAAATGGTGTCTAGGTCGCTTGTCATTTGGATGGATTGCTCAAGTTTTGCCCTATCGACTATCATCGTTGGTGTCCTCCTCTTTCCTCAACTTCCACACGTAATACCCGCCAGTGTCTTTGTCACGGCGAGTGCGAACACGAAACCCTGCGAAGCCTCGTGTTTTCGGATGGTTAATGCACGCAACAACTTCGGCATGTGTTGAGACGTAAACGCAGTCGCCATCTTCCATGTTGTCGAGAGTTGTTTTCAACTCGGCATATTTGCCAGAGTATTTGTAGGGCTTGTTGTAATCATAGCCCTTGATGATTTTGTATTTATCAGACATGCCTGTCCTCCTTATGTGTTGATGCCAGTGCTTACGCCTAGGATAAAGCCTATGACGAAGCTGATTAGAACGATACATGTGTGCATGACAAACCTGTCAGCACGTTCGCGCTTGAGGCGTTGTTGATAGGCGCGGAATGTTTCGGAATACAAATCCCTGCCCTCTGCGTCCTCACGCATGAGTTCGTCGATTTCATTCGTCATCGTTCACCCCCGCGAGACGTGGTTGATTGAACATGACAAACGCCCAGACGTCGTTGGGGTCAGCGTCCGTTGCTGGATAATCCAACGCTTGAACGTCGTTCCACAACGTATCGGGTGTTTTTTCCGTGACTGCCCGCGGGCTGTCGATGATAGATACCAGAACTTCCTCTGGCGTTACTGAGTTAGCCATGTGATTTCTCCTTCGGCTGGTTGTGTTGTCGTTGTGTTTGTGTTGTTTCCTGTGCGAACGACAAAAACGCACAAAAAAACCCCTGCCGCATTTCTGCGGCAGGGGTCAAATGCGTGCGCGTTACGATTTCAGCAACGCAAACGCGACCGCAAGGGCTTCGGGGTCAGCCTCGCGCATTGCGGCCAGCATGTCGCGTTGCGTGACAGCCTTCGGCTTGTCGGCAACGGGCGCAGGTTTCGCGGGCGCGTCAGACTGGAACGCGGCCTTGGCGTCCAACGCCCCGCCCGATTCGAGTTGCGCGAGGAACTTGCGCTCACGCGCGAGCTTGCCCTCGCCCTTGCCCGTTGCTTCGAGCTTGGCCTCGTCGCGTTCGACGCGCATGCGCATTTCTGCGATTGCGTCCGCGCGAGTTTCGGGGTTGTCGTTCACGCCTTGCGCGATGTTCTTGATGCTGATTTGTGTGTACATGCGATTTCTCCTTCGTACATGCGGGCGGAATTGCCCTGTGGAAGCCTTTGCCTCCACCACAGAACCCCTACCCCCTTTAGGGGATGCGCGCAGGCGGACGACGCGTCACGCGCGTACGCGTAGACTGCTGAAATGATTGGATTTGTTTCACACGAGGGTATCGGTTGCGCGCGTTGGGAGGGGTTTCCAAACGTCCAGGCGCGAAAATCCCCTACGAGGGGAGCGCAAACACCGCTTTTCGACGAATGTTCGCGGGCATGTGACCCATGTGTGACGCCGACGCAGGGGGTGGGGGGGCTATACCGCCGACCGCCGACGCTGTGGCTGGTGGCACGTCACCGACCCCTCTCGACTCGCGAGCAAATTTCAAAACGTCAGGAGAAAAGATGTCGCAAACTAAGTTTACAAACCGCGTAAGTGTAAAAACAGCCACTGGCCAAGTGGCTTTATCACCCAATCAGGTGGCAAATTTGCGTGGTCAAATCGCGCGAAACATGTCAAACCATATTATTATGGCGGATGAAGTGCTGAAAGGGGACAGAGAATGGTCTCCGACACAGGCTAGAGTGTTTTCTAACCTTCTAAACAAGGTTATTCCCGACTTATCAGCCTCGTATCATCAACATGAACACAGCCATAAGTCCCTTACGGAGATGTCGCGCACAGAATTAGAGGCGATAGCGTCGGGAGTAGACGAAATAATAGACGTAGAACCAGAAGGATTAGAAGATGACGAAGGAAAAGGGGTTGGTATCGAACCCACAGAAGGAAGCACTAATCTCGAACAAGACCCTGAAGTCATTTGCAACGGCGATGAGTGAATTAAACCTAGAAGGAGTGCCAGAACACCGAAGACAAGAGGCAATTATGGACCACTTCTTTAAAATCATGGCAGATTCAATACATGACCAGGGCGTAGCCAACGAGATTAAGGGGTCTAGGGTGCTAAGAAAGGGTATTAGGAAGTGAACGTATCCAGAAAAGAGGCGGCAAAGCACCTTCTTAGAATACAAGACGCAGAAAACTCCTTTCTCGGTTTTGTAAAGCTAATACACCCTGAATTTACGCTGGCAGACTTTCAATTAGACTTGATACAAAAGCTAGATTTGCTTGAAAAAGGTTTATTGGAGGACAATGACGGTCGCAAAGCAAGAAACCTTCTGGTTACTATGCCGCCGCGCCACGCAAAATCCACGTTTTCTACTGTATTGTTTCCAGCTTACTTTATGGCCAGGAATCCAGAGAGATATATCCTGTCATGCTCGTACAATGCAATGCTGGCCAGCGACTTTGGCAGACAGGTGCGCGATACGTCTAGCGGCGTAGAGGTTCAGCAAACTTTTCCAGACTTTACTATGGCTAGTGACAGTCGGGCCGCAGATGTTTGGCGTACAGAAATGGGTGGCGCTTACTTTGGTGTGGGCATAGGCGGCACGACCACAGGTCGTCCCGCTAATCTTCTTATAGTTGACGACCCAGTAAAGTCTCGTGAGGACGCTGAGTCCGCAACCCAGCGTAATAAGATATGGGACTTCTATACTGCGGCGCTATCAACTCGACTTCAGCCAGACAAGCAGGGGCGACTGCCGAGTCAGATTGTCATTCTTACGCGATGGCATCCAGACGACCTAGCTGGGCGTTTAATGCAGACGCAGGATTGGAAAGAGGGCATGTGGATGCACCTTGATTACCCCGCTATTAAAAAAGTAGGGGGCAAAAAAATAAGCAGAAGAAATTTACCCAAAGACCATCCTATGTATGTGGATTCTGGAGAGCTACCCAAGCTGTCTCCTGCCAAGAGACATATATCTGAGGAAGTAGAGGTGGCTTTGTGGCCAGAACGGTTCCCACTAGAAGAATTGAAAAGACGCGAACGATTAAACCCAAGAGACTTTGCCTCACTCTACCAACAAAAGCCCTACATCGAGGGTGGGAATATTCTTAAATCAGAATGGTGGCGCTACTACCCAGACGACCTAAACCCACGTCAGTTTCAAACTTTGATTATTGCGGCAGACACCGCGTTTAAAAAATCGGAAACAGCAGACTACAGTGTCGCGATAGTGGCGGGGCTATCACAAGACGGGGATATATACATTGTTGATGTGCATAGAGGCAGG